AAAACGCTGCTGTGTCATTTGGCAAGTTGTTAGGCCGTGACCTTAACCGCAAGAACGTAGACATGTACAAACCATTCAAGTTAAAGGGTACACTTAACGCATCGAATAAGGATGTGCAATACTTGCTTGAATTAATCGAGAAAGCACAAAGCCTTGATGATTGTGACATTATTCTCCAGGCGTGCCCGCAAGAATTTTTTGCACAGATTGAACCGCTAGTAAATGTTAAAAAGCAAGAACTTAACGGGTTGTTATAATATCTTCGTACCATCAATAACAATACACAATGGAACAAACACTATTCAGAGCATCGCAGCTTGGTAAGCTTATGACCGATGCACGCACCAAGACAGGACTAAGTGAAACCTGCAAGAGCGCATTACTTGAAATCTACATCCAACAAAAGTACGAGCGCTATAAAGAGATTAGCAACAAGTACATCGAGAAAGGTGTAGCGGTTGAGAATGACGCTATTGATATGTGGCGCAGAGAACGCAAGCAAATTGTATTCAAGAATGAGCAGATGTTCACCAATCCCTACATAAAGGGTACACCCGATTTGCTTATCAAAGATGGTGGCGCTGTAATCAACGTGCCGGATATTAAAAGCAGTTGGGATATCCACACCTTTATTGATTCAAAGGCTAACGAACTTAGCAAAGACTACTACTGGCAAGGTCAAGCCTACATGTGGCTAACGGGCGCAACTACTGCAACCTTTTGCTTTGTGCTTGTCAACGCACCACTGCAAATGATAGACGATGAAAAGTACCGTCTTGCACGCAGGATGAATCTTATTGATCCACAAGGCAACGAGGAATTTATTAAGAAGGCGCAGCGCATAGAGAAGAATATGATTTACGATATGCCTACCTTCCTTGCGGAGAATCCACACGCTAATCTTGAAACATATTTGTCAAGTTGGGAATACGATATACCAGTGCAAGACCGCATCCACGAAAAGGTTGTGGAGTTTGATGCCGACGCAATCGCAAAGCTTCAGGAGCGTGTACCAATGTGGCGTGAATATCTTAATACCTTAGCATTATGACACACGGCTCACTATTTAGTGGCATAGGTGGATTCGATTTAGCAGCGGAATGGATGGGTTGGGAAAACAAATTTCATTGCGAATGGAATGAATTTGGACAGCGTGTGTTGAATTACTATTGGCCTAATGCAGAACTATTCACGGATATAACCAAAAGCGACTTCAAAAAATATGCAAACCAAATTGATGTTCTCACCGGAGGCTTCCCGTGCCAACCATACTCAAGCGCAGGAAAGCGACTTGGCAAAGAAGATGAACGCCATCTATGGCCCCAAATGTGTCGAGCAATACGAGAGATTGCCCCGCGTTACGTCGTGGGCGAAAACGTTCGCGGCCTTACTAATTGGAACCAAGGACTGGTATTCGACGAGGTGTGTGCTGACTTGGAAAATCTTGGGTATCAAGTCGCGCCCTTTATTATACCTGCAAGCGCGGTTAATGCGCCACACCAACGAGAACGAATTTGGTTTGTTGCCTACTCCGACTGCGCATCAACAAAACACGAAATTCAAACAGGGTGGAACATGTTTGCAAGCCAAAGCAATAATGGGAATGTTACCGACTCCGACAACAAGGGATTGGAAAGGACAACAAGCAAACGAATACAAACAAATGAGGGGCGAAGAAACAGAATACAAAATGCAATCTTTACCGGGATGGGCAATCTTACAAACTGGCAAAACTTCCCAACTCAATCCCCGGTTTGTGGCGGAGATGATGGGATTCCCACCGAACTGGACGGAATTACCTTTTCAAAGTGGCGAAACGAATCAATAAAGGCTTATGGCAATGCAATTTGTCCACAAGTAGTGTTACAAATTTTTAAAGGAATAGAAGCGTATGAAAGCAAAAGATAAAGCGTGGCAACTGTACTCGAACTATTTTGATATAGTCGAGGGTGAATCGCAAGAAGGTCAACTAGCACAAGTGCATTTTAAAGCAATCAACTGCGCGTTGTATTGCGTAGATGAAGCACTGGCTAACGCACCCGATGATATCGTAAATGACTTCGAAGGAACCGGCGAATACTACTCGGTGAAGGCGTACTACATGCACGTAAAAAACGAAATACTGAAACTCAATACACCAAAAAAATGAAAGCAACACTAACGTTTGATTTACGAGAAGATCAGCACGCATTTAGTTGTGCTGTGAATGGTGTAAGGTATTTTGATACACTATACGAAGTGCAACAGCATCTGCGTAGCCTTGAAAAATATCAAGATCTTACCCAAGAACAATACGACATAGTAGGCAAGATTCGCGAATGGTTGGCAAGTGAGTTACTCGATGCCGGTATAGCAGATAAGTTTTGACTACTGTTGTACTTTGCGATAGCCTTGTTTCCAAAGAAACCTACCCAGTGCTTCACCCTCAGCATCAACTTTCTTCTCACTCCACTCAGGTTGAATGTGATGAAGGTACTCATGGACAAGGACAATCAGGTAGCGCATCGGTGGTAACGTAGGGTCAATCTCAATTACGTTATCACAGTACAAACCATCAGCACGCTCCCTGCCCAACTTACGATGTACGACTTTTGGATGTGGCTTGCCTTTCATTGTGCTATATTTGCGACTTAGTGTAATGGTTCATTGCATTATTGTTTTTGTTATTGATTGATAGAATAAGGCTCCTAACGTGGAGCCTTCTTCTTATCTAATCTTTCCATTAACAATACGGTAGTTACTTACTTCAAATTCGCCGGTATCCATTATACGCACGTGTGCAAATCCGTGGTGATGCTTGTTGATGGGCATGTAATCGGGATGCAGCTCGCATAAGCAGGCCACACTCCAGCACGTTGTTAGCTTACCATTGATGTTAGGCTCGGTGTGTTCACTCGCCTGGTGATGGTGTCCGCACAATGCGCTGTCTTTTGCACGTAAGAATAAACCGCGTGCGATGTTTACAGGACTGAATACCGATGCACCTAACTCATGGCCGTGTAGGATGGTCAACTTACCTGCATGAATGATTTGTTTATCCGGGATGAAAGTGATGTTGTGTTGATCTAAGTGCATAAGCGATTCAAAATTGAACTCATCCATACCCAAAAGGTCAGGTGCATTGCGCATAATGTAGTGGTCATACCGTACATCATGGTTTCCGCACTTATAATATATCGCAGCGTTAGGAAATAGCTTACGCAGCGTGGCAAGAAACTGCCTTGTCATTAACACTTCATGCCCGAAGTTACGTTTACGCGGGTCTTTCTCAAATCGACTGATAGCATAGAAGTCGATTATGTCACCATTGAGCAGGATTGTGTTGACCTCATTCTCCAGTCCATACTTCAATGCAAGCGTTAATGCCTGAATGTTATGATATGGCACGTGAATATCCGATAGCAACAGGATGTTGTTGTGGTTTATCGGTAGCTTAAACGGTTTGTAGTTACTTTCCTGCGACGGTGGCAGGTCGAGCGGGTTGCTCTGTTCCGGCATCAACTCGTTAACGATGTTGCCAAAGTCACCAAGATGGTTTTCAAGCTTAGCCAAATTTCCATTTAGCTTAGGTTTAAGGGGTGCATCGTTTTGCAGGTTATGTCTTTTGCGCCAACTGAAATACAACCGCTCAAATGAGCCGTATTTCATTTCAATCTTATAACGCTTCATAGCGGCACGAATGCGTTCTGCTATCGTACCCTCGCCTGCGTGTATCTCTTTGTAGATTTCCGCATATTGTCCCTGCATGTATCGTTATTTATTGCCCCTGATAAACCCGGCTAACTCCGCAAGATTGGTGCTGATGGTTAGGTTCTGCGCAGCAATCACATCAATCTTCTTTTCAAGCTTGTCAATGGCTTTGTTTTGTTCCTCTTTCATCACATTTAACTTGGTGTTGAATTCGTCTTTTGTTTCTTTAATAGAATCGCCTAGCATAGTAACCTCCCGTTTATGATATGATTCGACTTTGCCCAGTGCACTCGACACCTTTACTACATCGCGCTTCAATGCGTAGTACAATCCCGTGAGCGATACCGCTCCACCAATAATTGTAATTAAATCCCTCGGTTGAAAATCCATGATTATAGTATTGCAAAATATATAGTAGAAAAAGCTAAGGCTGTGACACCTAAAGTCATGGCTGTGTTAGAAATTATTAACCGTCTGTTGCGTTTCTTTAAATCTTTAATCTCGTTGTCTTTCTCAGTGGCAACGGCCTTGTCGATGCTTTGCTTATTCTTGTAAATTTCAGCCAACGTTTCATAACTATCCGCTTGTATGCCTGTAATCCTTGAGTAATATGATACTTTCATTCGTTCAAGTTGGTACAAGCTGTCAATTTCTAGGGCGGTACCATACCAGTACATCATGCTATTGTAGTTCAGATTGAAAAGTTGCAGATCGTAGGTTGTAAGTTCGGGTGTAAAATCCTTTTTTAAGTAGGCTGTCCGACTTTTTGAGCGTTGCCCGAAACTGAGCTGTGGCATTAGAAGGAGTAGAAGAAAGAATGTTGTAAGTTTCATTGCGGTATATTTCATTAGTGATTTGCTGATTTTGAATAATGGTATCTTGGTCTATCTTGAGTGAATCAATTTTCATGAATAGGCTATCCGCCTTAGCGTTGTTGACTTCAATGATTTGGTAAAGTGAATCATTGACATCTTGTAACCTTTTTATAGCAGGATTTGTTACGGGGTCATTGCATGACTTCACGCCAACAATAATCATGATTAGTACAACGGATGCAACCGCTGCAATGAGCACAGTGTTTCTTAGTTTGTTTTTTTCCATCTTGTTATGTGTAAATTTTTGGATAGTGGGCGAATCTTGTAGTACACCCCATCGCGTGTACGGCTATCGCGCATGCCCTGGTCATTGGTGTTGCCTTCGATAGTGCGTACTGAATACTTGCCTACCTTGTCAACTATGCCCGTGTGCCCTATGCCCTTGTACCTTTTACCTTTAAAGCTGTTATAGCTTAACGTCATAACCAGTGCATCCTTGTCACTAAATGCTTGCACAAACTTTCCATCGGTAAAAATTACATCCTTGCGATTGTAGGCCGTAGGTGACCAACCTGTGATAGTGTGCGGAATGCCACACTCGTTAAGCATAGCCATCACAAAGAATGAACACCATGCATAGCCGGGCTTCCAACCTTCCTGCTTCATCAGCACAAGCAGAGCCTTGTCATTAAAGCCCATGTTGTTGCCGCCCTTTTCTTTTACACCTACGAATGATGAAGCCGTTACCCTTACGCAGTAACCATCATCAGCATGTGTAAAATATACAGGTATGCAGCAAAGTAGAACGCATATAAGAGCAGGTATAAGACAACCTTTTGCCATGTGGTTA